AGTTCCAAGCCGAAGGCAAAGCGCAGGGCGGATAAGCCCAGCTCGGCCAATCGCGGCGCCATGATCCGGCGGCTCTACAACGCCATCGATCTCAAGCTCACGCAAATGGAACAGCTCATGACCCACGACACCGAGACCTCCTCGGCCGACCACGAGCGCGAAGCGCGCGCGTTGTCGACCCTGATCCAGACCTTCGAGCGCATGTTGGAGTTCGACCCTGCAGCAAGACCCGCCCACGCCTCCTCCGCCGCCAAGTCTGACCGCGCCAACGGCGAGCCCGCCGCCCGAGCCAGCGGCATCGCCGCCACGTCCGCCGACGCGGAGCGCCTTCGCCGCGACATTACGGAGCGCGTTGAGCGCCTCATGGACAAGCGGAACGCTCCCCGAACTCCTGGCTGAGCTGCCGCCCGCCGATCTGCCCCACATTGCCGCCGATTGGCAGATCTGGGCGCGCGATGACCAGCTTCCGCCTTCGGCCACTGCGGCGGGCGATGCGTGGCGTGTCTGGCTCATCCTGGGCGGGCGCGGGGCCGGCAAGACACGCGCCGGCGCCGAATGGATCCGCGCCAAGGCGCTCGGTCTTCCTCCGGTTGCCGATGGTCCAGCACGCCGCATCGCGCTTGTTGGCGAGACGCTCGGCGACGTTCGCCATGTGATGATCGAGGGAGTGTCAGGCTTGCTCGCCATCCATGCAAACGACGAGCGTCCACTTTTCGAGCCGTCGAAAATGCAGCTCACCTGGCCCAATGGCGCCATCGCGCAGATCTTCGGTGGCGACAATCCAGAGTCGTTACGCGGTCCGCAGTTCGACGCGGCCTGGGTCGACGAGCTCGCCAAATGGCGCGACCCCGACCACGGCTTCGATATGCTGCAGTTTTCGCTTCGATTGGGACAGAACCCGCAAATGGTCGCCACCACCACCCCGCGCTCCATCCCGCTTCTCAAGCGGCTGATGGAGGACCCCTCCACCGTCGTCACCCGCGCGCGGACGCACGACAACGCCGCCAACCTCGCGCCCAACTTCATCACCGAGATGACCAGGCGCTATTCCGGTACGGCGCTCGCCCGCCAGGAACTCGACGGCGAGATCGTCGATACGCGTGCAGGTGCCCTGTGGCGGCGCGATTGGATCGACGCCCACCGCATCGGGTCGGCGCCGGAAATGAAGACCATCGTCGTCGCCGTCGATCCGCCCGTCACGGCCACTGCCTCATCGGATGCGTGCGGGATCATGGTCGCCGGCATCGGCCCCGACAACCGCGCCTACATACTGTCCGATCGCACCGTGCAGGGCCGCGAGCCGTCCGTGTGGGCGCGTGCCGCCGTTGCCGCCTACAAGGACTTCTTGGCCGACCGTATCGTGGCCGAGGTCAACCAGGGCGGCGATCTCGTCACGTCAGTTCTGCGCCAGATTGACCAGACCGTGGCGGTTCAGAAAGTCCGTGCCACGCGCGGCAAGTGGCTGCGCGCCGAACCCGTCGCGGCGCTCTATGCTGAGGGCCGCGTCTCCCACGTTGGGGCCTTTCCGCAGCTCGAGGACCAGATGTGCGCCTTCGGGGCCGACGGACTTTCCGGCGGCCGATCGCCGGACCGTCTGGACGCGCTGGTGTGGGCGCTGACGTCGCTCATGCTCGGCTCCAACCGCGATCCCCACGTGAGAAGTCTATAATTTGCTCACGGGTGCTGTTCCTCAATTCGTTCGATTGGGCTTCCCAGCTCCGCTGGGGCACCCTAAGCGGGGGCGGGCTCTCGCCCGGGTCGCCTTGCTCCCGGCCTTCGGCGGGGGTGGGTCACGGGTGATGATCGTCGCCTCGCCGTCCACGAACTCCGTCATCCCGGGGAAGGCCGGGATTCAGACCACCACGCCACCTAGCGGCGCCCGCCTTTCGCGTCCACCCTCAACGTCGGATCACCCATGCCCCTGCTGCCACCCGCCGCCGGACGCGCGATTGCGCGCCTCACTGCCCTCGCCCGCACGTATGCCGCGCCGCAGGCCAAAGCTTCCCGCATCGGGCCGCTCATCGCCTATGAGACGCTGGGGCAGCCGGCCTGGTCGGGCCGCGACTATTCGGCCTTCGCGCGCGAGGGCTACATGTCGAACGCAGTCGTGCACCGCTGCGTGCGCATGGTGGCCGAGGCCGCCGCGTCGGTCCCGCTCATTCTCTACGATCGCCGGCATGAAATCGAAGACCATCCCCTTCTCGATCTCATCGCGCGCCCGACGCCGCACGCCACCCGCGCCGATTTCCTCGCCAGCGTCTACGGTTACCTGCTCGTCTCCGGCAATGCCTACATCGAAGCGGTCTCGATCGACGGCCGCCCGCGCGAGCTTCACGCGCTGCGGCCGGACCGCATGCGCATCATTCCCGGCCCTGCCGGCTGGCCATCCGCGTTCGAGTATTCGGCTGCCGGCGGCTCCGTCCGCTTTGACGCCGAACCGGTTGCCGGTCCGCGACCCATCCTGCATCTCAAGCTGTTCCATCCGCTCGACGACCACTACGGCCATTCCCCTATCGAGGCCGCCGCCACAGCCATCGACATCCACAATCAGGCTTCGCGCTGGAACAAGGCGCTGCTCGACAACGCCGCCCGGCCGTCCGGCGCGCTCGTCTATGCCGCCCGCGAGGGCCGTCTCAGTCCGGAGCAGTTCGAGCGGCTGAAGTCGGAACTGCAAGAGGGGTTCCAGGGCGCCAAAAACGCCGGCCGCCCGCTGCTGCTCGAAGGCGGGCTCGACTGGAAGCCGCTGTCGCTCAGCCCGAAGGACATGGACTTCATCGAGGCGAAGCATGCCGCCGCCCGCGAGATCGCCCTGGCCATCGGGGTTCCGCCGATGCTGCTCGGCATCCCCGGCGACAATACCTACTCCAACTATCAAGAAGCCACGCGCGCCTTCTGGCGCCAGACGGTCCTGCCGCTGGTCGAACGCACCGCGAGCGGTCTGTCGATGTGGCTCGGCGAGGCGTTCGGCTCGGACGCTGCCCCGCTCGGCTCGTCCGCCGATCCCCTGCGCCTCGTGGCTGACCTAGACCAGATTGTCGCCCTTGCGCCCGAACGCGAAGCCCTGTGGCGGCAGCTTCAATCGGCCATTTTCCTGACCGATAACGAGAAGCGTTCGGCCATCGGCTACGACCCTCTTGCAGCGGCGCCAACATCCCCCGCGTTGCCGTTCGGGACGCCGCCACCTGCGCGCGACCAGCCGTCCCACAACCAGAATTGATCCCATGCCCATCACCGTTCTCCCCGCGCGCCGGTCGGCGCCGCGGCCGATCCCGTTTGCGTCGTCGCCCCTTGCCATCGCTTCCGACGGGGGCATCGCCGGCTACGCCAGCCTGTTCGACGTTCCCGACATGGGTGGCGATATCGTTGCCCGGGGCGCGTTCGCCGACAGCCTTGCCCGCCGGCCGGCGCGCGATGTCCGGATGCTGTTCCAGCACGATCCCAAAGAGCCGGTCGGCATCTGGACGACGATGGTCGAGGACGCCCGCGGCCTCTATGTCGAGGGGCGCCTGACGCTTGACAACTCGCGGGCGCGCGATCTCGAGGCGCTGATCCGCGATCGGGCGATCGACGGGCTGTCGATCGGCTTCAAGACCGTCACGGGCGCCCGCAACCCGCGTTCGGGAATGCGGCGGCTTTCCAAGCTCGACCTCTGGGAAATCTCCATCGTCACGTTTCCCATGCTGCCTGGCGCGCGTCTGTCGCCGGCTGTGAAAGCAAGTTGTCCCCGGCTCCTGGCGCGAGGGGATACTCGGCGTATCGCATCGAGTGGCCCGGCGGCACCGAGCCGGCTCGCTTCCCTCGCCGCCGCCATCCGCGCCTCAACCCGTAAAACATGACGACAGTCGAACACAAGGAAAGCCGAAACGATGCTCGATCAGCCGCAACTTGAAACCAAATCCACCGACGCTGCCGTGATGGACGACCTCCATCGCGCCTTCGCCGAGTTCCGCGACGTCAACGATGCCCGCCTCGCCGGGCTTGAAACTCGCTTCGCCACCGATGTCGTGACAACCGACAAGCTCGCTCGCATCGAGCGGGCCATCGACGAACTGTCGCTCAAGGCTTCCCGTCCTGCCCTTGGCGGCGGTGCGCCCCGTCCGCAGGCCGAACTCGCCCACAAGTCGGCCTTCCACGCTTACGTTCGCGCCGGTAGCGACGCCACGCTGCGGGCCATCGAGCAGAAGGCGCTGTCGGTCGCGTCCGATCCTGACGGTGGCTATCTGGTTCCGGCTGAAACGGAGACCCAGATCAACCGCGCGCTCGGGGCCATCTCGCCGATCCGTGCCATCGCCGGCATTCGCCAGGTATCGGGATCGGTCTACAAGCGTCCCTACGTGACGTCGGGCCTGCAGACCGGCTGGGTCGGTGAGGCTGCCAACCGCACGCAGACCGCCGCTCCGACGCTGGCCAGCGTGTCGTTCCCGACCATGGAGCTCTACGCCATGCCGGCGGCGACAACCGCGCTGCTGGATGACAGCGCCGTCGACATCGATGCCTGGCTTGCCGAGGAAGTGCGCCTGGCCTTCGCCGAGCAGGAGGGGGCCGCGTTCGTTACCGGCGATGGCGTCAACAAGCCGAAAGGCTTCCTCGCCTACGACACGATTGCCAACGCCAGTTGGGAGTGGGGCAAGATCGGCACCATCTCGACGGGGGTTGCCGCCGCTTTCCCGACCTCGAACCCGGCCGACAAGCTCATCGATCTGGCCTATTCGGTCAAGGCGGGCTACCGCGCTAACGGCACGTTCGTCATGAACCGGGCTACGCAGAGCGTCATCCGCAAGCTCAAGGACGCCGACGGCAACTACCTCTGGCAACCGGCGGCGCACGCCGCGCAATTGCCGACGCTGCTCGGGTATCCGGTTGCCGAGAGCGAGAACATGCCCGACATCGCCGCCGGCTCGCTGTCGGTCGCGTTCGGTGACTTCTCGCGCGGCTATCTCATCGTCGACCGTGTCGGTATCCGCGTCCTGCGCGATCCCTACTCCGCCAAGCCGTACGTGCTGTTCTACACCACCAAGCGCGTGGGTGGCGGTGTTGCCGATTTCGATGCCATCAAGCTCCTGAAGTTCGCGGTCTGACGCCGCGTACCGGTTGATCCGAGGGCGCCCTGCCCCCTCGGATCGATGCGGGACCGCCCCACGGGCAGACCCGACGCCTGCGCTGGCCGGCCGTTTCCCTCGCTGCCGTCCAGACGCGCGTCATGCCCGGCAACCACTCCCGTTGCTGACGGGCGGTCCCGCTGCGTTTGCTCTCCACCCTGTTCAACCAGTTCCACCGATGGTGATTTCATGGCGCTCACGCTTACGGCCGGTCCTGCCGCCGAGCCCATTTTGCTTACCGAGGCTAAGGCGCATCTGCGCATCGATGGAACCACCGAGGATGTCTATATCGGTAGTCTCATCCTGACCTCAAGGCTCCAGATAGAAGAAGCCCTCGGTCTGGCGCTGGTGTCGCAGTCCTGGCGCCTCACGATCGAGCAATGGCCGAAAGCACGTCATCTGCTGCTGCCGATGCGGCCGGTTTCATCCATCACGGCCATTCACGCCATCGCGGCGGACGGCGACATGGTTGCGCTTCCGACCGTTCATGTCCGGATCGATACAGGCAACCCTGCCCGGCTTGTGCGCGCCGGTGAGGTCTGGCCGGAGCCGGCGACGCCGTATCAGTCGATCGCGATCGATTTCGTCGCTGGCTTTGGGCCGTCGGCGGCCGACGTTCCCCAGCCTATCCGCCACGCGCTGCTGTTGCTCGTTGCTCACTGGTATGAGCACCGCGATCCCTACGGCAGCTCGTCGCCGGGTGCGGGCATCCCCTGCGCGGTGTCGGATCTGCTGATGCCGTTCCGCGAGGCCCGGCTATGAGCGGACCTAAAGGCACGGCGGCCGGTGAAGCCTTCTCGCGCTTCGTTCACCGGTTTCAGCTCGAAGCGCCCGTTCGCCAGCCCGAGCCGTCCGGCGGCGCCGAGGTCGCCTATGCCGTCGTTGCCGAGGTGTGGGGCGAATTGCGCGCGGTATCGGGTGGCGAGCAGGCCGATGCCGATCGCCTAGCTGCCGACGTCGGACACGTCATCGCCATCCGCCACCGGGATGGCCTCACCAGCGATCACAGGTTCCGGCTCGGACAACGGGTGTTCGCCATCCGCGCTGTTCTCGACCGCGACGGTCGCCGGCGGTTTCTCGAATGCCGTTGCGAGGAGGTCGTCGCATGAAGGTTGCCCCTGTTTTGCGGACCGCTCGCGGCCCTGCGCTTGCTGCCCGTATCGACCGGGTCGCCGCTGGCGCTATCTCGCAGCGCATCGCGACGGCCATCAGCGACGCTGAACGCCCGGATGCGGAGGCGGTTGCCTTGCCGCCGGTCGCCGTCACCGCGCTGAAATCGCGAGGTTAGTGCCCATGCCGCTGTCAGACCCCTCGCTGGCCCTGCAATCGGCCATCGTCACCGCGCTTCGGTCCGACGCCGCCTTGGTCGCCCTGACCGACGGCGAGTCGCGTGTCTTCGACGACGTGCCGCCGCGCACGCCGTACCCTTACATCACCATCGGCCAGACTGTTGAGCGCGACTGGTCGACCGGTTCGGAGGCCGGGCACGAGCATACCGTGACGCTTCACGTCTGGTCGCGCGCCAACGGGCGGCGTCAGGTGCATCAGATCGCGGCCGCCGTCCGCCAGAGGCTTCACAATGCCGGCCTGGACGTTACCGGGCACCGCTTGGTCAATCTGCGCCACGAGTTCACCGAGGCGCGCCGCGATGGCGACGGAGAGACCTACCGGGGGCTCGTCCGGTTCCGAGCCGCCACCGAGCCGTTGTGATCGTCACGTTCCCCTGTCTCCCATCTCCAACCGCCAGGTAGTTTTTCCATGTCTGCACAGAAAGGCCGCGATCTGCTCTTGAAGGTCGACGCCAACGGCGACGGCACCTTCACCACCGTTGCCGGGCTTCGCTCGCGCACCATCGCTTTAAATACCGAGACAATCGACATCACGACGTCCGAGTCGGCCGGCCAATGGCGCGAGCTGCTGGGTGGCGGCGGGTTGCGTTCGGCGCGCGTTACTGGATCCGGCATTTTCAAGGATGCCCAGTCCGACGCGATCGTCCGCTCCCACGTGATGAACGGCACCATTCGGCCCTGGCAAATCGTGATCCCAGACTTCGGGGTCGTCGAAGGCCCGTTCCAGGTTGGGTCATTCGACCTGTCCGGCCGCCACGATGGCGAGGTCGCGTTCGAGATCTCGCTCGCGTCGGCTGGCGAACTCATCTTCACCGCCATCTAGCCGGAGCGACCCATGCCCAATAAGCGCCGTGGCGAGATCGAGGGCATCCTCGATGGCCGGCCGTTTACCTTGTGCCTAACGCTTGGCGCGTTAGCCGAACTCGAGGCGTCGTTTGGTGACGAGAACATGCTGGCGCTTGCCAAGCGGTTCGAGAGCGGTCGGCTGTCGGCACGCGATTGCATTCGCATCATCGCCGCCGGTTTGAGCGGGGCCGGGCTCGACACGTCCGAGGAGGCGGTGGCGCGCATGCAGGCCGAAGGCGGCGTAGGCGGTTATGTCGATATCGTTGCGCGGCTGTTGCGCGCCACGTTTGGCGGCGGCGATGGGGCCGATGCGCCCGCCCCGACCCCGACCTCGACTCAGAACCCTACCCCGACCCGACCGCCCGGCGCGGTCCGGGCGCACTCCTACGACGAGACCGCCGCTGACGAACCGCAGGAGATGGCCGTGTCCGGCCGCCCTTTCCCTGGGACGACGTGATGGCGCTTGGCCTCGGCATTCTCCGGCTTGAGCCGCGGGCGTTCTGGACCATGACGCCGGCCGAATTCGCCGCCGCCGCCCGCGCCGTTGTGGGGCCGGCTGCGGGGCTTGCTGCCCATCCGCGCCGCCGCGATCTCACGGCCTTGATGTCCCGCTTTCCCGACCAACCCTCGCAGGTCCCGTCATGACACCCGATAGTCCGCCGATTGAAACCTGGACGGTCGCCATCGATGCCGACATTTCCGGGCTCGAAAGCCAACTGAAGTTGGCATCGGGCGCCGGCAAGCAATTTTCCTCCGCCCTCGTGTCCGCGTTCGAGGGACTTGTCATCAAGGGGAAGAGCTTTGGTGACGTTCTGTCGGGGCTGGCGCTTTCGTTCTCCAAGATCGCCCTGCAGTCGGCCCTGAAGCCGCTTGAGCAGGGGCTCGGCTCGCTGTTCAGCGGTGCGCTCTCCGGCGGCCTCGGCGGCGGCGGTGCGTTCGGCTTCGCCAATGGCGGCGCCTTTTCTCAGGGTGTGCCGGTCCCGTTTGCGTCCGGCGGAGTCATCCAGAGCCCGATCGCGTTTCCCCTCGGCGCCGGCCAGCTTGGTGTGGCGGGCGAACGCGGCGCCGAAGCGATCATGCCGCTGTCGCGTGGGGCCGATGGCCGGCTCGGCGTCGCGGCAAGCGGGGGTGCGTCGGGGTTGACCGTCAACTTCGCCGTCAACGCCACGGACGCGCAAAGCTTCATGCGCAGCGAAACCCAAATCGCCGCCATGTTGTCGCGCGCCGTCGCGCTCGGCCAGCGTAACCAGTGATCGGAACGGGCCCATGGAGTTCCACGAGATCCGCTTTCCGACCAATATCTCCCGCGAGTCCCAGGGCGGGCCGGAGCGCCGAACCGACATCGTCACGCTCGGCTCGGGCTTTGAAGAACGCAACGCGCGTTGGGCCGACAGCCGCCGCAGTTACAACGCGGGCTACGGCGTTCGCTCGCTCGACGATCTGCACCAAGTCATCGCGTTCTTCGAGGAGCGGCGCGGCCGCCTGATCGGTTTTCGGTGGCGCGATCCGGCCGACTGGAAATCTTGCGCGCCCTCGGGTGCTCCCACTGCCATCGATCAGATCATCGCGACCGGCGACGGCCAGACCGCGACGTTCCAACTGGTCAAGACCTACGGCCAGGCCTACGCGCCCTATCGCCGCACGATATCCAAGCCGGTCGCCGGCACCGTGCTGATCGCCGTTGACGGTGCCGCCCGACAGATCGGGACCCAGGTCAGTCTCGATATCTCGACCGGCCGCGTCACCTTTCATCCCGGCCACGTGCCGCCGCCGGGATCTATCGTCAAGGCGGGGTTCGAGTTCGACGTTCCGGTGCGCTTCGACACCGACCGCCTCGAGGTTTCGCTCAAGGGCCTCAATCACGGCGCCATCCCGAACATCCCAATCGTGGAGCTTCGACTGTGAAAGAGTTTGCTCCCGACTTCGCCGCCCATCTGGCGTCCGGGGCCACCACGCTGTGCTGGTGCTGGCGGCTGACGCGGGCCGACGGCGTGGCATTCGGATTTACCGATCACGACCGCGCGCTAGCTTTCGACGGCACCACCTTCGAGGCGTCGAGTGGATTTTCATCCAGCGAGATTTCCGAAAGCCTAGGTCTGTCGGTTGACAATCTCGAAGTCCAGAGCGCGGTCTCCTCGCACGTGCTGTCGGAAGCCGATCTGTCGGCTGGGCTCTACGATGACGCCGGTATCGAGATCTTCCGCGTCAACTGGGCCGCACCTCGACAACGCGCGCTGATCCGTGCCGGCACGCTGGGCGAGGTCAGGCGCGCTGGCCATGCCTTTGCGGCCGAGGTTCGCGGGCTTTCCCACTATCTGCAACAGACCAAGGGCCGTCTGTTCCAGTACGGGTGCGACGCCGACTTGGGCGATGCGCGCTGCGGCATCGATTTGTCTTCGCCGGCCTATTCGGGAGCCGGCGCCATCGGCACGGTCGGCGATGCCCGGCGGTTCGTGGCCTCGGGGCTTGGTGCTTTCCCGTCAGGCTTTTTCACGCGCGGCCTGCTGCGGTTTTCCTCCGGCGCTGCGATCGGCCAGGCCATTGAGGTCAATTCTCACTGCCTTGTCGGCGGCATGGCGCACTTTGAACTGTGGGCGTCCGCGCGCCTGCCGTTGGAGCCGGGACAGACATTCACGGTGCAGGCGGGTTGCGACAAGCACCTGTCAACCTGCGGGATCAAGTTTTCAAACGTGGTCAACTTTCGGGGCTTTCCGCATATGCCCGGTAACGACTACATCGTGCGCGGGGCTGGGTCGTGACCGGCGCGCCAGTGTCGTCGGCCGCCCCCGCCGATGCGGTCGTGGCGCTTGCGCGCGGCTGGATCGGCACGCCCTACCATCATCAGGCGGCTCTCAAGGGTGTGGGCTGCGATTGCCTTGGGTTGGTGCGCGGTGTCTACGCCGAGCTGTTCGGTCGTGCGGCTGCGACGCCGCCACCCTATGCGGCCGATTGGGCGGAAAGCGATGGCCGCGACTCCATGATGGAGGCAGCCGCCACTCACCTCGTGGCCCGTGCGGATCGCGATCTGCGGGCGGGCGATGTCGTCCTGTTCCGGCTGAAGCCGCACCTGGCGGCCAAGCACGCGGCGATTTTGACCGGGGCCGCCTTCATGATCCACGCCGTCGAAGGCGCGCCCGTCGCTGAGGTTGCTCTGTCGCCGTGGTGGCGGCGGCGGATTGCCGGCGTCTTTGCTTTCCCCCCGATCTCGATCGGAACGTCCGCGTCTTCGACGTCGCTATCCCTGGATTGAGCCATGGCTACTCTTGCACTCGCGGCCGTCGGGTCCGCCATCGGCGGCGCACTGTTGCCGTCCGGTCTCGGCGTTCTTGGCGCCACCTTGTCGGGTGCCGCGCTCGGCAGTCAGGCCGGGGCGCTCGCGGGCTCGTTCATCGATCAGGCGCTGTTTGGCGCCTCCGGCCGGACGCGGCGCGTCGAGGGGCCCCGGTTGAGCGATCTGCAGGTTGTCGCGTCGACCGAAGGGGCGGCAATCCCGCGCATCTACGGCCGGGTTC